AAATTAAAAAAGTAATTAAGGGTTTAAAAAAAGCATCTAAGCTACATGCAGCACAAGCTAAAACTTTAAAAAGCGTTTTAAGAAAAAGGAGAAAAAAATGAGCAAAAAATTAAAACCAGTTCCAATGGGCAATAAAGGTCTTTCTAAATTACCCTCTAAAGTTCGTAACAATATGGGTTTTATGAAAAAGGGTGGCCCCGTTCAGAACATTTCTAAAGAAGTTCGTAAAAAAATGGGGTTTACCTCCGCTAATTCTATATCAGATAAAGATGTTGCAATTATGAAAAAAGCTTTATCAAAACCATTTAAAGGTAAAATAGATACAGACAAAGAAAAACTTGTTAGTGAGAATGGTAAAACTATGGTTGTTAAAAAAGCAGAAGGTGGTTCTATACAAGTTTCTGGTAGTAACTTTTCTGGAATTTATTAAATAAAACAAGATGGATGTTGCAGACTTCGCAAAACACGTATATAAGATGTTAGAAAGACGTGAGCAAGACATTGCTACGATCTTAACATCTGGTGGTATTCAAGATATCGAGAACTACCGACTTCTTGTGGGTGAGATACAAGGCTTAACCTACGCAAAGGAGGAAATGAAATCCTTGTTGGAGAAAAATTACGAAGATGCCCAAGACATTATTAGTACCTGACCACATACTTCAAAAAAGAAATAAAGAAAAAGCTTATGTAAAAAAAGAAGAGAGGGTATTAGATCCTACGCTTCTTGATAAATCATTTAAAGAAAGATTACCTTCACCAACTGGCTGGAGAATCCTTGTAGCACCTTATCAAGGTAAAGAAGTTACTAATAAGGGTGTAATCATACCAGATCAGATAAGACAAAGAGAAGCATTAGCCACAGTTGTAGCTTATGTTTTGAAAGTTGGACCTATTGCGTATAAAGATGAGGGTAAATTTGGAGATCTAAATAATCCTTGGTGCAAGGAAGGTGATTGGATTTGTATAGGTCGATATGCTGGATCCAGATTTTCTTTAGAAGATATGGAAGTTCGTATTATTAACGATGATGAAGTTATTGCTACGATTTTAGACCCAGAAGATATTAAACATATATAAGGAATAAGACATGTCAGAAAATTTAGCTGAAGAAAAAGTCGAAACAACCCAAGAGGAAAAAGATGTTGAAGTTACTTTGGAAGAAAACAACCAACCTATTGTTAATTCTACAACAGAAGATAAACCTGATTCTGGACAAGTTGAACAAAAAGCAGACGAGCCAGATGACAAAGAATTACAAGATGTCGGTAAAAGGGCACAAGATAGAATCAAAAAGCTCACAACCAAGTACAAAAACGAAGAAAGAGCCAAGCAAGAAGCCGAGAGGAAGGCCCAGGAAGCAGCGTTAGAGAATCAAAAGCTTAAAGAACGTCTAAGCAATTTAGATCAAGGCTATATTTCGGAGTATGGTACTCGTCTTGATGCACAGCTTGATCAAGCAAAAAAGAACTATAAAGAAGCTCACGATAATGGTGATGTTGATAAAATGTTTGATGCTCAACAAGCTCTTTCAAAGATTTCTATTGAACAAGAACGTCATAGAATAGCGAAAGACAGACAAGATGCTCAGTCAAAACAAGTTACTGATCAACCTCAAGCAGTAGCACAACCACAGCCACAACCTCAAGCAGCGCCTGTTGATCCAAAGGCACAAGCTTGGGCAGAAAAGAATGATTGGTTTGGTGATGATCAAGTTATGACAAGTACAGCAATGGGTATTCATCAAAAATTATCTGAAGAAGGGTTTGACCTTTCGTCTGATGAATACTATGATGAAATTGATCGTCAGTTAAAAGGTTTGTTCCCAGACAAATTTACAACTGAACGAGCAAACGGAGGAAGTGCCAGGGTCGCTCCTGCTGACACTTCCGCTTCACGCAAAAAACAGGGACGCAGAACTGTTAGATTGTCTCCTTCGCAGGTGGCAATGGCTAAAAAGCTAAATGTACCTCTTGAAGAGTACGCTAAATACGTAAAGGAATAGATGATGACAGATCGAACAAAAAGAGAGGCGAATACAAGGGGCACCGCCACCCGAAGAAAACCCTGGTCACCACCGAGCAGACTTGATGCTCCAAAACCACCAGAAGGATATAGGCAGAGATGGATAAGAACCAACATTCGAGGCGAGGAGGATCAAATGAACGTCCACGCTAAGTTAAGAGAAGGTTGGGAACCTGTTCGTGCTGACGAGTATCCAGATGAAGATTTCTCTACAATTACAGAGGGAAAACATTCTGGTGTGATTGGTCAAGGAGGCTTGATACTGGCTAGGATTCCAGAAGAGACGGCATTGGAAAGAAACGAATTTTACCGGGGTCGAACCCGCAACCAAATGACGGCTGTTGATGAAAACTTAATGAAGGAGTCACATCCTTCGATGCCAATCCAAAAGGAAAGGCAAAGTCGTGTAACATTTGGAGGAAACCGAAAAGGTGAATCCTAATGAAATTTCAATTTTAACTTTAGGAGTAACATTTTATGGCTAATACAAGCGTAAAATTCGGCTTAAAACCAATTAATGGTTTTGGCGGTACGACTGCTGATGGAGTAAATCAGTATTTTATAAAGAGTGATGCTTCAGCTATTTTTCAAGGATCACCTGTTGTTGTTGAATTAACAGGTGGAACTATAGCAATTGGTGATGCAACTGGTGATACTAAACAGTATCTTGGTGTATTTGCTGGTTGTGAATATGTTGATAACACCACTAAAAAACTTAAATTCTCTAACACATGGCCTGGTTCTGGGTCAGCAGACACTAACCACGATATAAAAGGTTTTGTGCATGATAACCCTATGCAACGATATATTATTGCATCTGACGGAACGAATACTAACAAAGCAACTGCTAGGATCGATATTTTCAAGACAGCAGAACTTGAAAATGGTGCTGCTGGTAGTACTACTACTGGTATTTCGACTGCTCAGATTGATATATCTACAGCGGAGGATTCAGATGCGTCTAATCCTTTGATGATATTGGGTATCCACGATGATCCTACAAATGCAGATCACTCTGCTGCTGGGGTAAATTATATCGTTAAAATTAACAATCACATCTTCTTCAGTTCTACTGGAGATTCTGATGCTGCTATTTCTTAAAGGAGATTAATTATGGCGATAAGTAGAGCACAACTATCTAAAGAGCTAGAGCCTGGTCTTAATGCTCTTTTCGGAATGGAGTATGCAAGGTATGAAAACCAGCACTCTGAAATTTTCACAACAGAGTCATCAGACAGATCATTTGAAGAAGAAGTAATGTTATCTGGCTTTGGTGCTGCACCGACTAAATCGGAAGGTACTGGAGTAGCGTTTGACGATGCAAATGAAGCTTATACTGCAAGGTATAACCATGAGACTATTGCTTTGGCATTTAGTATCACAGAAGAAGCTGTAGAAGATAATCTCTACGACAGACTTTCTGGTAGATACACAAAAGCTTTGGCAAGATCAATGGCACACACCAAGCAAGTTAAGGCAGCATCTGTATTGAACAATGCGTTTGATAGTACAGTTACTGGTGGTGATGGAAAAGAACTCTGTGCAACAGATCATCCGTTAACAACTGGAGCGACATTTGCGAATGAACCTTCAACTGCGGCAGACCTTAACGAAACATCTCTTGAAGATGCTTTAATTAAGATTGCAGGCTTTGTTGACGAAAGAGGTCTTATTGTAGCTTTAAGAGGAATGAAGTTAATTATTCCAAGACAGTTACAGTTCGTTGCAGAGAGAATTATGAACTCAACACTTAGAGTATCAACATCAGATAATGATGCTAATGCAATGAAGAACATGGGTATGTTACCAGAAGGTTATGTAGTCAATGACTTCCTAACTGATACAGATGCATTTTTCCTTATGACAGATACTCCTCGTGGGTTCTTACATTTTGAACGTGTAGCTTTATCTACAGGTATGGAAGCAGACTTCGATACTGGAAACATGAGATATAAAGCTCGTGAGAGATATTCTTTTGGATTCTCTGATCCAAGATGTGTATTTGGTTCACCAGGTGCATAACTAAAAACAAATTCTGGGATTTGAAGGGTGGCACTTGCCACCCTTTTTTATTTGTGATACGTAAGAGGTAGATATATTGTTTTATTCAATATTTCCTCCCAAAAGAAAAACTTTACCAGATTGCATTGCAATCTGGTTTTTTTCATTATATAACTAATTAACCGACAATTACATAATGTAGTTGACACTTGCCAAGACGGGAGAATTAACATGGCTAACACAACTTTTTCAGGTCCAGTACGTTCTGAAGGAGGTTTTACCTCTATAAGTAAGAATGCTACAACTGGAGCAATCTCAACTCTTTCAAGTATTAGTTCAACTGGTGTAACATCCTTTGATGCAAATACTTTATCTACAGAAGCAGGAACAGGTATTACAACTGGTTCTGGTACTATTTATAGAAGTGCTATTCAACGTGTGGGTGGTATTATAACAACAAGAATTTTAATTGACTTAACTGGTTTAAGATCAACTGGCTCTGGTGACATCATTGGTGTTAACGGAACCGCTTTGGTTTGTCACATTGGACAGATTACTGCGGCACAAAATGGAACTATCTTAACTGGTAGCATGGAATGTTTTGAAGCTCCTGCAGGTGGCGA